TCAGGCAAGGTAAAGATGCCAGACTCTGCATTGTCATAAAAGTTCTGGAAATCCGCAAGAAAATTCTTTACCGCGGCACTGGGTAAATGCATGGCATACAGACCACATTCTGAAAATTTGTTGCGTCGTCCAAGATAACACAGTTCAGCTGAATCTGGACACAGTTCGTTCAGTTTTTGCTCAGACACCGCGCTGTGGCACACAGTATCAGCATCCATCCACAACAGCCACTGTGCTGGGGAAGTACGAGCACAATGAAAAATCGCATACACTTTATGAGCAAACCTCACAGCATCCCACTTGAATCCTTTGCCAGCATCTTTTCTTTTGTTTCGCACAGGATCATTACTGACATCTCCCGTGGCATAGGGCACGTTTTGCCAACGCTGCTTGAATGCCACTAGATCCGGACAATTTGAATCTAAGTCCAACACTGTGAGATTGGCAGCAGATTCAACCACTTTGCAATTTTCTGCATACACCACTAATTGAACTGTTTGTGGCCAATTTTGCAAAAAGGTCTGGATCATGCGTTGACCATACAGATTGTAACCGTCTTGATGAAAGGTGGTAACTACTGAATATTTCATAGCGATACTTATGATCAAAACCATAGCCTATTTTCCTAAACAGTGTGCTCTAAACAGTGGTCCCGTAATGGAAGCCGTTTTGGATGTGTTTCAGGCTTCGGGTATTGACACCCAAGAAAACAGTCGCGACAGCGATGCTGCTGTGATTTGGTCAGTGCTGTGGAACGGACGCATGCGACCCAATCAAGCAGTGTATCAACACTATCGCAATCTGGGCCGACCCGTGGTAATTCTGGATGTGGGAGCTCTGCATCGAGAATATACCTGGAAGGTCAGTGTGAACAATATCACTGCACAGGGCTACTACGGACATCATGATAATCTTGATCCAGATAGACCAAGACGTCTGGGTGTGAGTCTCGCAGAAAGATCGCAGGCAAGACCGGAAATCTTGGTAGCGGCACAGCATCTACGCAGTCAGCAACTTGAAGGTGTTGACCTGGAGTCTTGGATCACAGACGTGGTCACACATTTGAGACAGCACACAGATAGACCGGTGATAATTAGACCACATCCCAGATCTACCTTGGATTTTCAACGCCTACCACCCGGTACTACCATTGAATCGCCGCGCCGCATCATCAATACCTATGACAGTTTTGACATTGACTATGGATATCACGCCGTGGTCAACTACAACAGCGGTCCTGGCGTGCAGGCAGCCATAGCAGGATCTAGAGTGATTGTGCATGAAACCAGTCTGGCACATCCAGTCAGCATCAACATTGATCAAATTGAAACAGTGACAGTGCCGGACCGTGTGAACTGGCTGATTGAAATCTGTCATACCGAATACACACTGGAAGAAATCAAAAGAGGAAAATGGTTACCACGGATAGCACCGGCTTTAGAGACACAGTGATAGATTGCGGCTGTGTGATTCACGGCACAGCCTATGATTGGACCTATGTGGACAGACTCTACAACATGGTTCAACGCAACATCACTGGACCAATACGTTGGCATGTATGGACTGAAGCCGAGCGTGAAGTGCCACCACACATGATCAAACATGCTCTAATTGACTGGCCACGGGTGAGAGGACCGCGACGAGCCTGGTGGTACAAAGTACAGATGTTCAATTCCTATTTCCATACCGGCAATCTTTTGTATTTTGATCTTGACACAGTGATTGTGGGCAATCTAGATTGGATACGCAACATTGATCCCAACAAGTTTTGGGCCATTAGAGATTTTAGATACCTTCAACGACGACACAGCACCACCTATAACAGCAGTGTGATGTGGTTCAATGCGGCCAAATTTGACTATGTGTGGCAAGAATTTGATCGCCATCCTGTAGATGAAATATCCCGGCGCTATCCAGGTGATCAAGATTTTATCACTGCCACAGTGAAAATAGAACATCAAAGATTTTTCCCTGATCACCTGTTCCAAAGTTTTCGCTGGCAGGCCCTAGACGGCGGATTTGATTTCCGGCGCAAAAAAGCAGTCAAACCCAAGAGCGGCGTGACCATCAGTCCTGACGCTGCTGTGTTGGTGTTTCACGGATCGCCCAAACCACATGAAGTTCAGGACCCAATAATTCAGCAACTTTGGCAGTGACTGGTTGACCAAAATTCCCCAATCATATACAATAGCGGTACTGTGAACTTTGAGGGAGTCGACAATGTCGCAACTTTCTATTCAGGATGTTAATTCAGCAATCATGTTTGGTTCGTTTACAAACGAGCAACTTTCTAGCATTGCAGATGCTATCAAGTATCGTCGCAGTCAAATTAACAAAGAAACAAAACGAGCACTGATGCCAGGAGATGTTGTTCAATTCACGCATCCACGTACCGGGCGCACACATCAAGGAAATGTTGTTAAAATCAACATAAAAAATGTCAAGGTGCGTGAGAACAATACCACCTGGAACGTGCCTGCTAATATGTTAACAGTTGCATAATCAGCAACTGTTGCTGATCTAGCAACAGATCGCGGTTGACCAAAAAGAGCCCATTTGCTATAATATTGGTACAGTAACTAATAAGGAGCATACGCAATGAGCAAGCTTACCGAATATACCCTAGAAATTTACAAAGCAGATAAGCGAGTTAAAAAAGCCGATCGTTATGGTAAGAGTAAGCCAGGTCTGCGTTTTTATCAAGTAATGGACTTTGATCCTGTTACTAAGGATTACATTGAAACAGTAGCAGAGCAAAAGCGTAAACTGGGTTTTGTTGTAGAAGTTTTTGAAACTTTTGTAACCCGTAAGAACATGATGTCGGGCAAAGAGTATCAGGAGCGTTATGATACTCCGTACTATTGCTCACCGTCTAGCGAAACTTTTTGGAGCGCATAAATTGGTTGACCATAATTCTCCATTTTGCTATACTATTGAAACTTAGACAAAACACAAAAGGAGAGCAACATGGCAACAACCATCACCGTAGCACAAATGATTCAGGCACTGCAAGCTCTGCCTCCAGAGGCTCAGCTGGTAATGACCGAGAGCGGTTACTACTCCGGCTCAGAGTTCGCAGAGATCCAGCTGCCTGAAGCCTACACCACAGAGGCACGGGAGTACGACTATCATGGTGTCCCCAAGGGCACCGTGGTCTACTCAATCGGTCACAGCCACCAGTCTTATTGATAGGAGAACATCATGTCCAAGATCGAAAAACAAATTTTCACATTGGCACAAGAAATGGGCGACCCATATGGCTTTGGATCTGACACTGCTGACTACATTGCCTGTGAACTCCAGATATCTACCGATGAGGTTGTTGAAGTTTTTGACAAATATACTCGTGCTGCCTGGAAAACCGTTGAAGTCTAACATTTGATCAAAAAGGATTTTGACATGGGCTATGCCGTACTAGGTGAGCGCGATGCACGTTGGCAACCGCGCCGGGGTCTTGAAGGTCCGTTCTTCTTTGCCACTGGTCGTGTGCTTTACTACGATGTCAAGGAAGGCGAGTATTGGGATCCGCTGACCGATTTCTACGTGCCTGCTGACGAGGTGGCTCTGCTTCACAACGAGTTGGCTCGCATGCTGTCTAAATAACAGGAGATTGAAATGATTAACAAAGAGTTCTTATTGATTTTATTGGCCATAGCCATAGGTGTATTTCTGGCTCTGGCTTATTACCCCAGCGATCAACGCACAATTGATTGCAGCATCGCGGAAATAAGCCCGGACTATACCAATGAGATGAAAGAAGCCTGCAGAAAAGAAAGGATGGCACGATGAATGATTTAGTCAATAAATTGAAGTCACAATGTATTGACACTTACCAGGTGGACAGTTTTAATACCGAGAAGTTCGCAGAACTCATTGCTAGAGAGTGCGCCCAAGTGTGCATGAGCCGCGCTGACCGTAACGCCATACTCACACTGTTTGGTCTGCCTGTGCCCAGTGATGTCAAGTATCCAGCGCCGCCGGTGAAAAACAGTGTTGAAAGTCAATATCATCGGGACCTACAAATTCCTGGAGGTCGTGGGTGATTGTCACAGTTGACTGTGTGAGTGGGAGACAGACATGGAAATCATTGTTTGGATACTGAGTGTACAGTTGTGGACCGAAACAGACAAAATCAAATTTGTCTACAACAAGGAATATGCCACATACGAGCAGTGCATGGAAGCCCGAGAAACCTGGGCAGCCAAGGAGTTCCGATCTTTTTGTTTGATCAAATACAAATCGCCCGCTGCGGCAAAATAATGTTGCTGAATCAGCAACATTGACTGAAATTCTCTGTTGTGCTAATATATGTTTCTTGACGGGAGGCACTATGCGAACTCTGCGTGAATTGGTGGTTTGGACAGCAACCGGTGCAGCAATAGGCGCAACTGTTGCTGTTTTGCTATTGGCTGGGAATCATCTAGCCCAGGTCCTGCTGACTTGACCAAAAATCCCTGATGCTGTAAAATAGTGGTACAGTAAACAACAAGGAGCAAGCATGTTAGAAGTCACAGAATTCCGGGGTCGTGTTTACAATCGACGTCATGGTGGTGCGTTTGATCGCGGCAGCGCAGACAGTTACTATCGCAGACCGCGCGACCCGCACTATTATGAAGGCGGTACTGGTACCAGCGCCAAAGTCATACCAGAACCAGGCAGTCGTGAATACATGGACTACATGGCCGGCTATGAGTACAACGAGCTGCAAGGCGACTTCAAAAACTGGGATTGATCATGGACCGACCCAACTACAGTCAACACCAATATACCGTGCGATACACACTGAATCGCAAACGCCAGATCCGTGAGGCAATAGATGATCTATTGACAGAGCTGCATCAGGCACAATTGGACATGATTGATCAGGCCGTGGATCACAGCGACCTGCGTCAAGCCCGTGGACTCATTGACTACATCAGGGGACTGAAATAATGGATACATTTCTGATTCAAATTGAACACGATCCGGTGGCGGGTTCCTACATGGCCTGCTACAGCAACGGTGCCAATGTGATGTTGGCAGCTGGCTCCTACCAAGATGCGGTGCTGGAAGCCGACATGCTGGATCCTGCAGAATATGACTGCGCCTAGACCTTGTTCGGTGGACTTGGGCACTGCTCAGTTGGCAGCAGCCCAGGGTCCGTGGGGGCCGCCCATGTCGCTGTATACCTGCACAGGGTGTGGGTTTGTTGGCTTTGACACTCAGTTGTATTTTTACAACACCCCTGCAGACCGCTGTATTTGGTGCAGAAAATACCCCAAAGTTGCTAAAAAAGCAACAGTTGACAAAAAAGACTAGATCCCATATAATAATGACATAACGTAAAAACAAGGAGCAAAAATGAGCACAATTCGTATTCTGCGTGGCAGCTATCGTAACTTCCCGATTGAAAATACTGTGTTTGAACTTGTGTCTGGATTCCAGACCGGCGCCAAAGGCAATTACGTTACAGTCAAGAACAATGGCACTTTCCCTAAATTTAGCGATGTGATCCGCGTCCGAGTTGACAGCATCGCAGACATGGAGTATACCAACAGCATGAATATCGACAACACTGTAAAATTTGACAAGCCCGTGGCAGCACCAGCGGAAACCGACGAGCAGGCCATTCAGCGCATTCGTGAGCGTTTTGAAATCCTGCATGAAATGACCAAGGCCACAGTCAACGGCGACATCCGTGCCATGATTGTGAGCGGCCCGCCCGGCGTTGGCAAGAGCTTTGGTGTTGAGCAAGAAATTGAAAAGGCCACACTGTTTGACAAACTGGCCGGCCGACGCCTGCGAGCCGAGGTTGTGAAAGGTTCGGCTACACCAATCGGCCTATACATGACCCTGTACAAGTATTCTGACCCCAACTGCGTGATTGTGTTTGACGACTGTGACTCAATCCTGTTGGACGACGTTGCACTTAACCTGCTGAAAGGTGCCTTGGACTCCGGCAAGAAGCGCACCATTAGTTGGTTGAGTGAGTCTAGCGCTCTGCGTCGCGAAGGCATTCCTGAGCGTTTTGAATTCAAGGGTAGTGTGATCTTTATTACCAACCTCAAGTTTGACAAGATGAAGTCGCAGAAACTGCGCGACCACTTGGATGCATTGCAGTCACGCTGCCACTACTTGGACCTTACCCTGGACACCATGCGTGACAAGATCCTGCGTATCCGACAGATTGCAGACGACGGTGTGTTGTTTGATGGCTATGATTTTGAGCCTGTACAGCGCGACGAGATCATTCAGTTCATGGACGACAATCAGAATCGTCTGCGTGAGATGAGTCTGCGCATGGCACTGAAGATTGCTGACCTGCGCAAGATGAGCCCCAACTGGCGTCGTCTGGCAGAGACCACTTGCATGAAGGTTGGCTAAAGATTGCTCCCGACTGTGTGAACAACACAGTCTTTTACACAGGCACTTCGGTGCCTGTTTTTTTGAGCAAAATTTCTGCCATGCTGTACAGTGTGCGCCGATCCAGACTCATGGCAGCATGTATGATTTTGGTTGGTCGCAGTCGCAGTTCACGACACCAGTCATGATAGTCCTCGCCAAATGTGTTCCAAAGATAGTCCACGGGAATTTGTTGCATGGCAGCGATTCCAACCCGCATGGCCACTTCCGAGATCATGCTGTGCTGATTGAAGATGGTGATGCTGTCACAGGGATCATGATAGCGATGATAACGTACACCAATGCGATTCCAGGCCAAGCCAAGACCTTTGCTGAGACTGAATGCCACAGACTGTATGACCGGACTGCTTAGATCCAAGTCAATGTCTCGTGCCGAACCCAGCCAGGCAGCGTCAATGTGTATGGGAATGAGTTTTTGTTCACATTCGGCCACGATGTCCGGCCATTGCCAGTGCATGTCCAGCGCACCAGGAAATGGTGCTGCTATCAATACCGGAACACCGGGCTTGAGCGCACCCACCTGTGCCCAGGTCCGTCCCGGTGCTAGGCGACTGTAGTAACGGTAGTCGTGTTCAAAAATTTGCAAACCGTCAATGCCATGACGTTGCAGCAGGTTGTCAATGAAATGATTGCAACCCTGAATCACACAACGTTGCCCAAACAGTTCAAGTCCGCGCACACTGTTGAGTTCGCTGCTTAGAAGGTAGTCATGAAAGGTGGCAATGAAAGTTGCTGCCACATCATTGCCACGATACATGTGTCCCTGTGCGGTGACTTGATCATGGAAGTCTCCAAACAGTGGTGGCTGCAGAGGTGGAAGACTGCGAGTGTTGAGTTGATCTTTAGACCACATAGGTGTGTATCACAATGGCCTGTTTGCTGACATGACCCAGGGCTCTAAAGTCATTGCTGACATGAGCCAAGTGGCTGTCCCACCATACCAGGTCGCCTGGGTTCCAAGTAATCCATTCACGCACGGACACTTTCTGCAGCTGATGCAAAGGCACATGCGCAAGATCTTGTTGTAGATGGGCAGCATTGTGTTCAACACAGGGCATTTGCTCAAAATCACTCAAGGTTTCATTAAATACAACAGTGGCAGCCTGTGAACACAATGAAACATCATTGTCCACACTGTAGGGAATCAAACAACTGACATGGTGCTTGCCCTGGGGTTCTGGCAACGGCTTGAGGTCATGATGTATGCCAAATGGGTCATGGCAATCCAACAGCATGCCAAAAATCAATTGCACATGGTCGCCAAATTGTTGTTGTATTCTTCGGAAACAACAGCGTTTGAACCATAGATAGGCCAAATGCTTTTGATCAACACCGTAGATGGCATTGCCAGCACCTTCATATTCCACTGTGGGGAAACGACGAAAGGTTCGAATCATGTCCTCGACTTCAACTTGATCAAACAATCCAGGAATTACACCGCAATGAAATTTGACATCTAGCACAAAAATATTTATAATACACTCATGAGACAATGCCAAATAGTGGTCAAGGACGAAGTCAATGTGCGTATTCAAGGTCTTGATCTTGACACACGCAAAGATTTGGTCAAGGCCTTCAAATACGATGTACCCTATGCACGATATCTACCGGCTGTGCGACTAGGCCGCTGGGATGGCAAGGTCAGTTATTTTCAACTGGGCGGCAGTACCTACATCAATCTCTTGCCTGAAATATTGTCAGTGCTGGAACAGAACAACTGGGACATTGAGCTGATTGATGAACGTGACTATGCTACCACGTTTGAATTCACAGCCGTGGATGAAAACAGTTACGGTCATGTGTTGTGGCCCAAGGGTCACCCACAACAGGGTCAGCCCATGCAGTTGCGTGACTATCAGGTAGAAATCATCAATACATTTCTTGAGAATCCGCAGTGCATTCAAGAAGTGGCCACGGGTGCAGGCAAAACAGTGATCACAGCGGCCTTGAGCAATGCAGTCACCCCACATGGTCGCAGCATAGTCATTGTACCCAACAAGAGTCTTGTGACACAGACCGAGACTGACTATGTCAACATGGGTCTGGATGTGGGTGTGTTCTATGGCGAACGCAAAGAATTTGGACGACAGCACACCATATGCACCTGGCAGAGTCTCAACGTACTGCTCAAGAACACCCGCAATCATGAAGCAGACATCACCATACAAGAGTTCCTGGAAGATGTGGTGTGTGTGATTGTGGACGAAGTACACATGGCCAAGGCCGACGCACTCAAGACCCTATTGACGGGTGTCATGAGTCGCATACCCATGCGTTGGGGGCTGACAGGAACCATACCCAAAGAAAAGTTTGAGTCTGTGGCACTGACTGTGAGTTTGGGTCCAGTGGTCAATCGCTTGGCAGCTAGTGAACTGCAGGATCGCGGCGTGCTGGCACAGTGCCATGTCAACATAGTGCAGCTCCAGGACCATGTGGAGTTCAGCAACTATCAGAGCGAGTTAAAGTATCTTCTAGAAGAATCTGGCAGACTTGATACCATGGCCGAATTGATTGCTCGTGTGCGTGAAACTGGCAATACCTTGGTGCTGGTGGACCGTGTGGCAGCAGGCCTGGCCTTGGTAGAGCGCCTGGGCGACCGTGCTGTGTTTGTGAGTGGTGCTACCAAGACTGCTGAAAGAAAAGAACACTATGATGAAGTTGCAGAAACTGATGACAAAATTATTGTTGCTACCTATGGTGTGGCTGCTGTGGGTATCAATATTCCCCGTATCTTTAATCTTGTACTTGTTGAACCGGGAAAAAGCTTCGTTAGAGTTATACAATCGATTGGTCGCGGTATCAGAAAAGCTGAAGACAAAGACTTTGTACAAATCTGGGACGTGACCAGTACCTGCAAGTTTGCCAAGCGACATCTCACCAAACGCAAAGTGTACTATCGCGAAGCCAACTATCCATTCACACAAGAACGTTTGGAGTGGATGACATTGAGTCGTTGACAAATACCAAACAATAACCTATACTGACAGTATGAGAATACTAACACTAGACAATGAGTGCTATGATCTTGATCATTTACCGGAAGAGGTAGATGACTTGAGGTTTGCAATACTGGACAACAGCGATCCGCGCGATCCAGACTACCATTTTATTCCTTTGATTTTTTTGGAAAGTTTCAACAGTCCAGCCTTGGTGCTGCGCATAGGCAACCACACAGTCAAGATGCCCATGGACTGGCAGATTCTGATAGGTGAACCTGATCTAGGAGATCTAGAAGTATTGCCGCTGACTTCGATCAATGATCGCGGATTCAAGGTGTTTCAATTCAATCCACTCAGCAGTTATAGACCCAGTTTCCCTGACATTGAAATCTTGGATGTATATCACGAAGTGTCGTGGTATGCACCCAAACTAAAAAACGGTCAACTGTTGGCCGTTCCTCTCAGCGACGATACAGAACCTGACTGCGTGTACTTTGTGAAAGACATCAGTCGCAACTGTGAGATAGTAGACTACAATCGGGCATGGTGACATGAAAATCAAATTACGCAAAAACAACATCGGCGGCGAAGTTGTGCTAGACAATGAAGTATACTGTGTGAGAGACAATCGCACACTGAACAATCTGGTGCTGAGCAGCACACGATTGCGAGTGGGACAACAAACACGAGGACATCGACATGCAGGGCAAGAAGAAATTTACTTTTTTGTGGGCGGTCATGGCAAAATGATCGTGGGCGATGAACACAGCGAACCGTTTGAAGTAGGCAGCGGTGACATTGTGCTGATTCCCGATGGTGCTTTTCACCGTGTTATCAACGACGGTGAGATAGACATGTTATTCAACTGTGTGTTTGATGGAAAACGAAATCACTAGTCAACTTGAACCTGGCGCCACTTACGTCTACGAAAAAGTCAACGGGCATACCTATGCTAGGCGTGTGGGAGACCCTGCCAGTCAGCGTGTGCTGATTGGTATTGATCAAGATCAAAGAGATCTAATTAGTCAACTGCGTGAAGACAAGTTGTGGGGCAACATTAGACGGGCTGCACAAACCAATCCCACTTTACATGATGCTCTAGAACATGTTAAAATGATATACAACCTTACAAAACATGAGTGACAAACTTTCCATACAGTACGAAATGCGCCAGTTTGATCTCAAATCTAGATCATTCTATGATGACCTCACTGACGAAGAACGCAAGAAGTTCAGCAACTATCTCATGATACGCTGGGGATCAAGTGTGACTGGTAGTCGCGACCTTCAGGAATACTATGTGATTGCCACCAATGAATTGTTGAACACAAATTTTTTTGCAGTGAACCGGCATCCCAAACTACAGTGGCTCATGGCCACCACAGTGAGTCCGGACATGGGACCACAACGTCATCAATGGATAGCGCCCAAGAAAAAAGCAGCGGGACAGAGTGCCCGTCGCAAACAACTGCAGGAAATTTTCCCACACTATCGTGATGACGAAATAGATGTCATGATGCAGATAACCACAGACGAAGAACTACGCCAATACGAACGTGACAGTGGTCAAGACAAAAAATGACCTTCAAGTGCGAATACTGTGAACGCACGTTTCAACGCGAGCAGAGTTTGGTTGTGCATGTGTGCGAGCAGGCACAGCGTCGTCGCAACCAAAACAATCGTGATGTACAGCTAGGCTATCAGGCCTTTCTACGTTTTTATGAAGCAGCTCATGGCAGTAGTCGTCTCAAGACCTATGAAGACTTCTGCCGCAGTCCCTACTATCGTGCTTTTGTGCAATTTGGCAAATATTGCATAGACATTCATGCCTTGGATCCTGAACAGTTTTTGAACTGGTTGCTCAAAAACAACAAACGTATTGACCGTTGGTGCAGTGATCAACTGTACACAGAGTTCTTGACGCATTATCTTCCACAAGAAAATCCCGGTGTGGCACTGACACGGGCC